GACAACCGTGGCGTGATGGATGACCTGCGTGGCGACATGACCCGGTACAGCCAGCGCCTGAAAATGCTCGCAGACGCACAAGCTGGAAGCGAGAAAACCAAAAAGGTGCCGACTGAATTTGCCATGAGCGCAAAGGAGTTGGATCAAGGCCGTGGCGAAAACTACTGGACCACCCCGCACGAAATGGCGGCCAGGGCATTCCAGGGCTACGTCGAGGACAAGATTGCAGAGCAGGGCGCACAAAGCCCGTTCCTGAACTACGCGCCCGAGAACGCCGGTATTTTGACCCCATGGGGGGCCAAGCGCCCATACCCATACGGCTCAGAGCGCAAGGCCATCAACAAAGCGTTTGATGAATTTGTGTCGGTGTTGCAGACCAAGGAAACCGACAAAGGGGTGATGCTGTTCAGCAAAGCAAACACCGAACCCACCGGCAACACCGTATCAGCCATTAACCAGTCCCTGAAAGATGAAGGACTGGACAAGAACAACATCAAGGTTGTTCAGAGTCTGAGCGAAGCCGATGCAAAAGGACTGGAAGATGGGCGACTGAGCGAGGTTGTTGTTGATACTGAGCCAAGATCGCCATCGCCAATATTTGCAGTCAAGCCACCAAAAAAACTTTACAGGGGAGAGGCGTCTGTCGCAGACCGGGAAAAGCGGGTGGCTGGCGCAGCGTGGGCAACTCTTGGAAGGGGTCTGTACACCACCACCGATAGGAGTTTTGCAAAGCAATTCGGCAATGTCGTAGAGGTGGACGTAAATCTCGCATGGCCAAGGAATCCATTTGTTGTTCCAAATGCAGCAGGCGGCGCTGCAAATGCGGTGTGGAATGAAATACGGCAACAGGGTTTATTTACCGGGCGAAAGTCTGAGTTTGAAGAAAAGCACCAAAACCTAGATGAATTTTTGTCTAACCTCGGGTACGATGGAGTCATAGCAGGAGATGAAATTGTTCGATACACAAATGCAGAAAAAGCCGCAAACCCAACTCTGGGAGGCAATGGAAACGCCAGATCAAAAATCAAAACGACTGGATCACGAGGCGGCACGGCAGAAGATGCTGGACAATATTCCACAAATGGATCGACAGCAGTACAGGGCTTCTACAACCCCAAGACCAACGAGATCACCCTTGTAGCCGATGGAATCCCCAAAGGCCGCGAGACTGGTGTAGCCCTGCACGAAATCTTTCACCGCGCATCAACAAAAGCACTGACCCCTGCACAGGAAAAAGCCCTGACAGACCAGGCAAACCGCTGGAAGAACCGCAACGAAGGCACCAACGAGCGCAAGATTTACGAAGCTGCCACCGCCCGAGCAGAGGCCAGCGGTGACGCGCAGGGCGAGTTTCTGACCTATGCCATTGAAGAAGCGCGAAACTTGGGTATCGAGCCCAACGCCAAGAAAGGCACGATCAGCGCCGAGGGCTGGCTTGCAAAGGTGAAGCAGTTCTTCACTGCCGCACTGGAAAAGTTAGCGCCAACTTACAAAGGTGAATTGAACGCTGACGACTTGGTTGATATTGCTTATGGGATTGCGGCTAAGGATGCGGAGCAGCAGGCCAAAGGAGAGCTGCCAGCAGCCATTGATGTGAATGGCAAACAGCGCCCGACAACGAACAGCAAAGGCCAGCCCATTCACCCAACGCTAGAGGGTGTGCGAAAGTTCTGGGAATGGGCGGGCGATGAAGCCGTGCTGAAGGACGGCAAGCCTGTTGTTCTGTATCACGGCACCCAAACACCCGAAGAACTGACTGAGTTCAAGCCCGGTGGTGCTAACGGTAGCCGCTTGACTGGCGATGCCTATGGCGTTGCAGCCTACTTCACGACAAGTCCGTCAGAAGCATCGTTCTACGCAAAAGAAGATGGCGCTGTGCTGCCAGTGTATGCCAAGGGAGAAATCCTTGACTTGGACGGCGCACTGACCAAGCAACAATCTGAACGCCTGACAAAGTTTGCAAACGAACTGATGCTGCCTTCAGACAAGGCGCGGTTCCCGGCTGGCCGCAAGACAAAGCAATTCACCGACGTGGCAGAGGCCCGCGAATTCTTTGACGAACGCCGCAAAGACTGGGATCAGTTTGGCGACAACATGGATCGCGCCTTTCCAAAAGCGATTGCTGACGGCGATGGCTTCGCAGTGGAGTACACGGACTTCAATGGCGACGTGGAAATCAAGACCGGCAATGATGCATTCACCCTGTTCCGTGCAGTGGGCTTTGACAACCTGCCAGCGGCTGGGTTTGATGGCCTGAAGATGAGCCGTGACGGTGGGCAAGACTGGCTGGTGCTGCACAACCCTGAAGGCAATGTGAAAAGCGCTACCGGCAACGCGGGAACTTTCGATCCCGCAAACCCAGATATCCGTTACAGCCGCCAGCCCCTGACCATCAAACAGATGGAAGAAATGGCCAAGACCGGCAAAGCCCCCGTCGAAAACACGACGCGCCAAGAAAAGATTCAGGCCGCCGAAGACTTCATGGCCACACGGTTTGCCGACAGCACCCGCCCCCATGACGTGTGGGCACGCACGCAAGACCCCGAACTTGGAGCCGCCTTGGTGGTGGATAAAAACCTGGCCCCTGGCCGCATTGCCGACTTCGAGAAGCGGATGATGAACGAGCATGGCAACAAGATCGCCAATGAGTTGGGCCGCATCGCCAAGAAGTACAAGCTCAGTTACGACGTGGCCAAGCAGAACGTGGGCAATTGGATGACCGCGACCTATGCCGTGGAAGCCAACGCCCACCTGAAAGCCAAGGACCAAAAAGCCCTGGCCGAAGCCATCGCTGACGCCGAAGAGGTCAAGGCCGAACTGAAAGACTACGAGCAACTTCAAGCCGATGTGAACGCGGCAATTTCAAGCGGCAACGTGACCCGCACCCAACTGGATGCCTTGATTGTGCAGAGCCGACGAATCAGCCGCGCCGAGGTCAAGTTGCAGAAGCTGCAGGCCACAAGCCCGCAGAACGCCGAGGCCGTGACCGAGAAGATGATTCGGACCGCCTACCTTGAAAACCTGATCGACCAAGAGGATGCAGCATTCAAGGCCATGCGCGAGACCTTGGCCACATCCGGCAACACCGCCACCGCCCGCAGCCTCATGCGCAAGGTGGCCGTGGACATGGCCAAGCTGAAAAAAGAGCTGGGCACCAAGTCGGCGGCGGCGACCAAAGCACGCACGACCATGGTGGAGCGATCCAAAGCTATCGCAGGCCCGGTGCAAGACCCCACCGAGAAAACACTGGAAGCTGGCGTGGCCGGTGGTTACACCGATGCGACCGCCAAGTACATGCAAGGCGTGTACGAAGGGACCATGGAGAAAGCCGACCTTGAGAAGCTGGCCGAGTTGGTCTATGACCTGAACGCTTGGAAGCTGGACCAAGATCTGAAATCGGGGCGCGTGACCAAGGAAATGGTTGCTCAGTGGCCCAAGTCCCGCAAGTACGTTCCACTGACCGGCGACCCCCGCAGCGAAATCAGCGAGGGCGCGGATATGTTCGCCACCGGCAGCGTCAACCAGTCCAAAGACAAAGCCATGCAGGGCCGCACCAGCAGCTTGGCACAGAACGGCATTGATGCCAGCTTTGAGCAGGTGGACAAAGCCGCAAAGTACTACGGCTGGGAGCCTTACAAGCAGACCCTACACGACTGGTACTCCGACCAGATGGAAGAAAAGACCGCGCAAGGCATGAGCGACACAGAGGCCGCCGCACAAATCCGCGCCGAGTCCGGCATCACCCGCGCCCGCGAAACCATGCAGCGCCCGAGCGACAACACCATCATTTACCGCAAAGGCAAAGAGGCATGGGTGTACGACCTGGGCAGCGAAGAGGCTGTTGCAGCTTTGAAGTCGAGTTACAAAGAGCCCCTGCCCGCCTTGCTGAAACTGGCAGGCTTTGGCACCCGGTTCTTGGCCCGCAGCGTGACCCAGTTCCTGCCCGGTTTGGGTCCGGTCAACTTTGTGCGCGACGTGTGGACCAAGAGCGAGAACATCCGAACCCGTGGCCAAGAGCTGGGCGTGGACATGAACCAGGTTGGCCGCGACCTGATCAAGTTGTCGGCCGACACCAGTGCCGCATCTGCGATTTCCCGTGCGCTGGCCGAAGACAGCCCCTTGAAGGGTGCATTGAAGCTGGACAAGACCAGCCCCATGCAGGCCGAGTTTGCCCGGTTCTTGGAGCTTGGCGGCGCATCGACTTGGGGTGCGTATGTGTCCGGCGATGCCGAGGGATTGACCCAGAAGCTGGCCGAGGCCGTCACCGTGGCCAATGCGCCCGGTGCGTGGGCCAAGACCAAAGCCGCAGCGGGCGCAGCCGTTAAAACGCTGGAGGTGTGGAACGGCACGTTTGAATTGCAGACCACCTTTGCCACCTTCCGCGCCCTGAAACAAAACGGGGTAGAGGAAAAGAAGGCCGCCGAGATAGCTCTGGAGGCCATGAACTTCCGCAAGTCGGGCACCTACATGGCTCCGATCCGGGCGCTGTACATGTTCGCCAACCCAATCGCCCTGGACGCGCAGCAGGTTTACAAGACCCTCAAAACCCCAAGGGGGCAGAAGCGGTTTGCCGCCTACCTCGGAATTGGAATGGCTCTGTACGCCATGCTCCGAGCCGGGGAAGAGGACGAGGAAACCGGCAAGAACCTGATGGACGAGGAAAGCGACTTCGTGCTGGAGCGCAACATCCCCGTGCGGATTCCCGGCACTGACATCAAGGCCAAGGTGCCCGTGGGCTTCGGTATGCCCCAGCTTGCATGGGGAACTGCGGTTCACCTGAACAAGTTCTTGTTGGGCGACCGCACGGCAGGCGAGACCATGGCCAACATCGCCAAGACCTGGGTGAAGACCGCTGCACCTTTGGCCCCATCCGAGGCCAGCATCACCAAGGACTTTTCGACCTTCGTTGCTCAAACCATTTCGCCCACCAACATCAAGCCATTGGTGAACGTGGCCCTGAATAAGAACTTTGCCGGTGGCACGCTGAACCCCCGCGAGGACACCCAAGGAAAGCCCAACGCCCTCATGGGCAAGCGCAACACGCCCGAGTTTTACAAAGACGTGGCGAAAGAAGCCGCCACCAGCTTCGGCATAGACGCAACCCCCGAGGCGTGGAAAGAAATCATCCAAGGCTACACCGTTGGCCCAATCCGCGAAGTGATCAAAGGCACCATCGACCAACCCAAGAAGGAAGAAGTGCAGAAGATTCTTGGCGAGGCAGGCCGCAAGACTTCGCCTGTGATCAGCCCGTTCATCGACCGCTTCGTGTACGCCAGCACCGACGACGAGCTTCGCCAGCGCATGTATTACCGCGTGCGCGACGAGCTGGCTGACGTTTCCAAAAAGGAACAACTCGGCAAAGAACTGAGCCCCAAGGAAAAGCAGATGCTCAAGCTGCACGGCGAGGTCAAGAAGATGGAAGGCAGCGCCCGGTCCATCCTGGCCCAAGCCTCCAAGTCCAAGAGCGAGACACAGAAAGCACGCGCCAACGTGCTATATGCAAAAGAAATGATTAAGATTGAAGCCAAGGTTTTGGCCAGAATGAACACCATGAAAGGCTTGGAGTAATGCGCCCCATCGTCATCGAGTCGCCCACCATTTGGGTGCCCCACAACGGCCTGAAAACCACTGCTGGAGTGACCCTGGTTGTCACCCGCGTTGGAAAGAAGGCCGACACCTTCACCCTGAACCCCGGTGAAATCAAGGGCGACTTCATCAGCTTCACCGTTCCGACTTTTCTGAATTTGAAGCAAGGCCGGTATGACGGAATCCTGACAGGGCCGGGTTGCCAGCGGTGCATCCCACTGCGAGCCCCATGCGTTGCTTAAAAAATAGGCAAGTTTTGACATCCTCCCCACCCTAAAGGGCGGGGATACCCCCAGCGGGAAGGCCATGCCCGGCCTCGGCTTTCGCCTTATTCAAAACAGGTTCATCGGCTTCCGCCTCCGCTGCCTTGGAAATTGCTAACTGCGCCAGTCCCTTTGCCATGATGTTCGTCGCAGCGTTGATATCACGGTCGTGCTCAGTCCCGCACGATTGACACACCCACTGGCGAACGCCCAAGCCCTCAAGACCTTTCGGCCCTTCGACACTGCCGCAAAACGAACAAGTCTGGGTGCTCCAGGCCTCGTTCACTTCCTCAAAAACCACACCGGCCTGATGGCTCTTATATGACAACATGGTTTTGAACATTGACCAACCAGCGTCCAGTGTGGACTTGGCCATCTTGGTCTTGACCAGCTTGGCACTGGACACATTGCCCACAAAGATTGCTGCATTACCCGCCACCAGTTTGGTGGACAGTTTGTGCATCGCATCTTTGCGGCGGTTTGCGGTCTTGGCATGGATAGCCTTGACGCGCTTTTTCTTTTTGGCTCGTTGTGCCGTAGCCAACGAGTCCTCGGCATTTCGATACCAGCGGCTTGCAAGCACTTGCCCGTCTGAGCATGTGGCCGCCTCTTTCAATCCTAAGTCGATACCAACGGAGGCTGTTCCTTTGCTTGGTTTGACTTCAACTTGCACGCACACGTTTAGATACCAACGACCACGGCTGTCTTCGCTGAAGGAGCCTGCCCGCAACTCAAACTTGTCCAGCCCGTAGCTGTCCCATAAACTAAGCAGCTTACCGGCATAGCGCACTTGGCCTGCCTTGTAGACGACAGTGCTTTTTTTGAAGGGCAACCACCCAAGGCTGTACTTGCTCGACTTTGGATTGCTTACGCGCCAGTTGAGTCGGTGCTTTTTAAACTGCTTGCGGCGGGTAGCGTATTCCTCGCACACCTGCTGGAGCGTTTGGCTTGGAATGCTCAGAGCGTCTTCGCCTTTGGTTGAGCCTGAAACGAGCTTCTGCAAATCGTAGCCTGACAACCACTTGGGTTTGCCGCTGTAGGGGTTCGACGCCTTCATCGAAACCTCGTTGCAGAAGTTGAACACGGTGTTGACTTCACGCGCCAAGCCACGAAGCCAAGCGGCGTGCTTGTCTTTGATTCGTAGCTTGAGTGTTTTGGTCTGCATGGGTGTTATCATAGCACAAACATACACCAGTCGAACACCATGAAACGAACAAACATTTATATCCCAGAAGAATTGCTTGCCCGAATGAAGGCGGTGGCGCAAGGCCGCAAGATTGCCGAGATGGTGCGCGAAGCACTCATCCTTTGGCTGTCCAAGCAAGAGCAGAACCACAAACAATTGCTAAAAAAATAGGCGGCTTGTAAAATGTTAGTAAGGACACACACCCATGAAACATCTTGACAAAACCACCATCTTGACCGGGGCCAGTCCGTGGACCTTGGCCCAAACCTTTACCGTCACCGACAAGCCCTATTGGCTTTCGGCATTCGGCCTTGGCACCACCGACAAGATTTGCGTGAAGAAGATCTTGCGCGGCACCGACGGCGGTGGGTTCAGTATGGGCAACTGCGGCATCACCGGCCCGGAACTCGGCAGTATTGAAGCCCGCGAGTTTGTCGAGCACTGCGGTGTTCGTCTGTGCTTGTGCAAAGGTCAATCAGGTCTGGCCATCACGGAACCTGGCGAATATGAGCTGGTGGCCTCTGGTGACAACGTGGCGGCCAAGCTGGTCACAGTCATCGGGGTGCCTTGGGCTCTCGCCTTTCCCACAACAACCCCCTGCAAGAACTGCGACCAGCCATGAGCATTAAATTTAACTCAGCCGTCACAAAACTCAAGGGTGCGGCCCCTTGGACACTGGCCAACGTGGTTGTTGGTTCGCGGCCTGTTTACCTCTACGCCTACGGCATGGGGACTGGCGACAAGGTTTGCGTGCGCCGGATCGTGACCGGTGGCGATGAAACGGGTTTCACGAGCACTGGTTGCGCAACAAACCAACCAGTTCCCGGCGCAGTGGTTGCACGTTCAGGTGTGAATTCCTGTGGCAATCCGGTGTGCATGGACAAGTTCAGCGCCTCGATCCAGCTGCGCGAACCCGGCGATTACGAGCTTGTCGGAGAGGGGCCAGGCTTCGCGGCCGGGACTGTGATCATCGAGGAAATGACATGGACCGGCGAGCACAGCCCCACGGCCTGCCCTGAGCCAATTGACATTGCTTCGCTTCCTGACCTTGTTGTCTCTGAGTTGCCTAACCTAAAAATTGCAGAGTGGCCAGCACTGATTATCGAGTCGCTGCCTGAGCTGAAAATCGCCAACCACGTCGTTGATACGCAAGTCGTTTGCGGTGAACTCTGGTACATCTGGAGTGACGGCACAAAGACCACCGAAGCACTGCCAGAGTGCCCGCCGGAGTTTTGCGCGAGCATCCCGCTGAATGGCGGCGGCTTTGGCTACCACGAGTTTGATGTACGTGACCCAGCGGCCACAGTGATCATTGAGCCGTGCGTCGGGGACACGACCGTGGACAAGATTTACATTTACCCGTCTGCTGGGCCAGGCCACACTGCGCGTCAAGACGACTGTGACGGCGTGCTGATTGGGTACGGCGCGAACACCTCGGCTTGCGCCGTGACGCCCGCGCCCGCACCAAGCTGTTAAAACGGCACAAGCCAAAGATCAATGGCGGCCTCGATGGAGTAGGCCACCTCGATCCCCAGCTTTTTGGCGACATAGCGCTCAAGCTCTGCGCCCTCGGATGACTCCCAGCCTGGGAGCATCACGATTGCATCGCAGTCCACCAATGCCTTAAGGTCGGCTTTCAGAAACTTCTGCCACCGGGCGCGGCCGGTGAGCCCCGTTACATCAACCTTCAACTCGGCAGGGTTGACCACCGTGAAGCCCGCAGCGCGAAGCTTGGCCGATGCCTCGTTGAAGGCTGGAAAGTTTTCGTCTGGTAGGTTGCTCATTGGCCCGGAAAGATACAAGCGATTCATGGCTGGCCTTTCTCTGTGATGCCGTGGGCGGCTTCGATGGCGGCATCGCAGTATTCGCAACGCTCCTGCACAGGCTGCACAGGTGCTGGCTGTGCTGGTGGGGTGGCAGGCAAATAATAAGCAGCAAGCTCATCGTCACACAAGTCTACATGGTTCCTGTTTGCAAATCGAATCTTAAAGCGATCAGGCACAAGTCCCATATTTCGGTGTATCGACTCAATGATTGCGGGTGTTTTTCCGCCTTTTAGCACGACAAGATCACCCTCTTTTGCTTGGTATACCCAAGCACAGTCCTGTGCAGTCAGCCCAACATCGTCGGACAACAGCACATTTCGGAGGGATTCGCGGAGGATTAGAGCTTTTAACTCGGTGATGTTGGCCTTGTACTCGACTGCTGGGTCGTCAATGGGTAGCCCACTAAGACCCAATTCAATCAGTTCGAGACTTTTTTTCAGGGTGTTTAATTCGATCATGGCGTGGTTCCTTTCTTTGGTGCTGGCTGTGCGGGTGGGGTGGTGTAGACGATTCGCACTGTGTGGCCGTGCGCCTTGTTGTATTCGTAACTTTGTTTTGCTTGGTCAATCCACTTGCCGTCCATCATTTGCATTTGATAGATCGGCTCCTGCACAGTAGGTGCTGGCTGTGCGAGGACTTCCGCGCAGCAGGCCACTTCCTCAGTCACATCAATGGTGTGCGCCACGGACTCGATGCGATGGCCGTGCAGTTGCGCTAACTTGGTCACGATGCGCTCCAGCTTTGCTTTTTCAATTGTGATGTGTGTCATGGCTGGCCTTTCGTGATGCCGTGGGCGGCTTCAATGGCGGGCGGCGTTGGCTTGATCATGGGCATGACGTAGGCAAAGTCGAAAGCCCAGCCGTCACCGTCCTCGGTGATAAACCGATCTGGGTTTCTGCCTTGTTGCCACTCGTAGATGCCGGTACACACGCTGCCGTCCTTCGATGCGATCCACATGGGCTCGTAAAGCCACGGGTGCTGATTGTTCAGCAGTTCCTGCGTGACAGGTTCCCAGCGTGGGCGAGTGCAATCCATGCAGTGGTCCTGCGGGTCTTCGTCATTGCCGCCACAGTGCTCACAAAAGACAGGTGCTGGCTGTGCCGCCATGCGAAAGACTTCAAGCACTTTGTCAAGCCCCAAATTTGCCTCCTGCGCCAAGGCAAGTAACTGCTTTGGTGAGATGTGTTCGGGCTGCACAGGTGCTGCAAGAGCTTCTTTGATGAATTCATCACGACCCAAAATCCACGCCCGGTTGGACTCAGGCTCAGTGACTCCATACTCGGCGTTGTTGCCTTCACTACTTGCACGAAATCCTGCAAGGTATGCGGCCTCCAATGCCTGCTTCAATGATTCGTCTTTGCTCATGTCAAGCCCCAGTCTTTTGTTGTTCGGTTGATGATTTCAGCCGTGATCGCACAGCCTCTGTAATGCCCTTGAATGCCCCGCTTGGGTCGTCCTCCAGGTCTTTCGCCCACTGCCTGCAAAACGGGAGCCAGCCGGGCTTTTTGCTCAGTTGGGCAATGTGGTCGGCTAGGGCGATGAAATAAGGTTGTTCCATGGGTCATTTTGTCCAGTACCCTGATTCAGACCAAATGCGGCCATCACCGGACAAATCCGAGACCGTCTTTCGGGCGCGGCGTGCTGGCCAGCCGGTGATCATGATGATTTCGCTCATGGTCAGTGGGCCGTGGTCCAAAAGTTTCAGCAGTGCATATGTGCGGGTCATGCTGCAATCCCCAGTGCTTCACGGGCAAACCGCAAACAATCCGGCCTGACGTTTTCACCGCCGCCATGCCGCGCAACGATTCTCCGCGCCCATTCTTTGCCGTCCAGTGTTTTTATGGACATAACCTGCTGTTTGATCTGTCCAAGTTTTGACAGCTCCCGGCGCATCCGTTCGGGGTCTGCTTTGGGTTCTGGCAAGCGTGGCAATTCAGGGGCGGGCGCACGGCGGGCCAGATTGCGGAATTCGATCACGTTGGGGCATCGCTCAGGCAAGTTTTCAAGCGCCCATGCAAGCGAATCAAGATCACCGTCAAATCCCGCCAGCTCATGCGCCCAAGCTGTTTTGGCATCGGGTATCGGCACGGTCCCCAAACTGCGGTCCCACGCAGCCCCATAGGTTGCATTCAGTCGCTCAAAAAGGCGATCAACGGCTTTCGTCGGTAGTGTCATGGTCAATCCCCAAAGTAAAAGTTTCAGCCTCAATCCAAGTTTGGTTTTCAGGCCATTTACGGCCCGTCATTTCTTCCCATCGTTTGCGGCCCGCTGCTGCATCACGTTCGGCAAAGGTCATTGATTGGGGTTGTTTGTTGGCATCTTGTTTTAGCGCAAACAAACCCTGCCACCCGTTGGCAATTGATTGTTCAACCACCTCCATTTGACTGGGGCCGTGTTTGACAAGCGCTTGCATAGCACTTGGCCACGATACAGGCTTGAGCGCCTTGCCTGCTTTGCCTCGATACTCAACCCATCGTGCCCAAGCATGTTCGTCAAGACCTTCGGGAAAAGAAATAACGGCGCTTGCGCCTGTCTTCTCTTTCTTGGTTCTTGGTTCTTGGTTTATGGTTAGTGGTTCTTGGTTAGGTGGCGCTTCGTTCACGCTCCTTTCACGCTTCGTCAACGTTGCGCGGCGTTTTGCCTCACGCTCTGCTGCTATTCGTTTGTTTGTTTCGGATGTGGCGTGATATGCGGCCACGTCTTCGTTGATTCTGTTTTGAATGTATCGCCCGTCTTGCAGCGTGAAAAACTTGCCCAAAACGAACTCAACCGCCTCGACTTCTGCGGACGATGACGCCCATGTCCAATCAATGGCGTCTTCAATGGTGGGGAACTGTTCACGGTCGTAGCACGCATCTATAAGTAGCGTGTACGCACCGTGCTGAAGCATGGACAGTCGCCCTGCCTTCTTGGCGTAATCGCCTATGTTGCGCTTGTAATAGTGCATCAAATTACCCATAAAAAAACCCTTGAAAGCTGGTGGGACTAGCACCAGACCTTCAAGGGTCAGCCTGTGACGGCTTAGATGTATTTGTGCCTAGTCCGCACAACATCTAAACCGTCTGCAAAAAATTATACATCCATCAAGGGATGATGCGAGTTTTTTTCGGCCACAGCGCAGCCTCAATTTTTGCCAGCGTCCGAACGCTCGGAAAACAGCCCGCACGGATCATGTGTAAAGTCCGCCGACTCACGCCGGTCATCAAAGACAAGCGAGTCAGGTTCGGGTGATTCTTCACCCTGTCAATGATTTTGGTCGTGTTCATGCCGTGGATTATAAGCGTACAAAATTGCACACAAATCATAGGGTTTCCCCTAGTAAAAAAACCTTGGAGCGTGCAAAAAATTGCACTACAATCTACCCATGCCAAGCAATAACGCAAGGCGCAAAAAACCCAACGGAGAGAACATGATCATCACCCTTACGCCCGCACAACTGACCAAGGCTCAAATGGGCCAAGAGGTAACGCTAAACACGGGGGAAACCCTGTGCGCTGTCCCCTTGCGGGACGGGTGGAAATATTTTGTCTGTTGGGCCGGGCAAACCGGTCTTATCCGGTACGCCGGGCGCGGGCTTGATGCGGCCCTGTGGGCTTTGAATGCCTCCGAAGAGGAGTATGCAGCATGAACGGCAACCTCATGACAGAGGAATTTGTCGCCACCATTTTCGGCATGCCGCCCCAAGACGAACGGCAGGCCATCAAAAGCATCATGGACAGGCTTGGTTTTCCGTCCATCTACAAACCAGCCGAACCCGAGCCGGTCATTGTGCAAGTGCCTGCAACGGTGGAGCAGATGCACGACACCGGCAACTCGATCATGTACGGCCAAGCCATCCCCACCGCCGTTGACTTGGCCAACACCATCGCCTACGCCCAGGGCGTGCCACAAGAAACCGCTATCAAGTGGCTTGCCCACCGCGCCGACACATTCAAAACCCTTCACGCAGAAAGTACGAAATGAACGCCATCGTAAAATCCGAACAAACAGCCCTTCAGTTAAGCGAAGGCGAATTGATTGATGTGCTGGCGACAAGCCTTTACCCCGGGGTTAGCGTCAACAGCATCAAGATGGTTTTGGGCTACTGCAAAGCCACCGGACTTGACCCCTTGCAAAAGCCCGTTCACCCGGTCCCCATGTGGGATGCGAAATCGGGAATGATGCGCGATGTTGTTATGCCCGGCATTGGTCTGTACCGCATTCAGGCCTCACGAAGCGGCCAGCACATCGGAACATCTGAGCCTGAGTTTGGGCCAGATGTGACCGAGAAAATTGGGGGCTTTGAAATCACTTACCCGAAATGGTGCAAGGTGGTTGTGAGCCGCCGCCTGCACACTGGCGAAGTGGCGGAATACGCCGCCATGGAATTCTGGAAAGAAAACTATGCCACCAGAGGCGGAAAAGAAAAAAGCATTGCGCCAAATGCTATGTGGTCAAAGCGCCCTTACGGTCAAATTGCAAAGTGCGCTGAGTCGCAGGCCCTAAGACGAGCCTTTCCCGAGTGCGACAGAGGGCCGACAGCCGAAGAAATGGAGGGCAAGGCATTCAATGATTCACTGGAGGGGGCAAAAGTCGCGCTGAAGCATGCTTCAAGCCCCGCCCTGATCGCCGCCGCCGAAGCCGCCGCATCCAAGGGCATGGCCGGGTATCAGGAATTCTGGAAGACGGCAAGCAAAATAGACCGCAATCTGCTGGCCGGTGAACATGAACGCCTGAAGGCCACGGCCTCAGAGGTGGACAAGACTCGCACGGTGGAGCAACCCGCAAAGCAGGCAGGCAACCCAGCCGCGCCCGTTGTGAACTACGAAGACCTCAAGGCCACGATCGAGCACGCCCAAACGCTCGACGCCCTAATGGTGTCTGCCGACTGGATCGGGGAAATTGCAGATCCCGCCCAGCGCGAGGAATTGACCCAGCGCTATCTGGAACTGGCCGCGAAATTCGGCGGGTAATCAAAACCCGATTGAGAAACAAATTTGCCTGGGCGGGGCGGGGCTGGGCGCGGCGTGGCGCGGCTGGGCCGGGCGCGGCGAGGCGAGGCGAGGCAAGGAGCTGGAGAAACCAGCCGGTGAACCATTTGCAAAAGTGGTTCATTCGGGTGGAAACACCAACGCGGCTGGGCGGGGCGGGGCTGGGCGCGGCGTGGCACGGCTGGGCTGGGCGCGGCGAGGCGAGGCGAGGCGAGGCGAGGCAAGGAGCTGGAGAAACCAGCCGGTGAACCATTTGCAAAAGTGGTTCATTCGGGTGGAAACACCAACGCGGCTTGGCGAGGCTGGGCACGGCGCGGCAAGGCAACTTTTAACTTCAAGGAAATCATGACTGAATCCATCAAATCCGATACACGACTCAACACGATCACTCGGCGAGTTCGCTTGCGTGGCTTGACTCCAATTATGTTCGACCGCTATGCGGGCGACAACCAAACGAGACTGACATGGGATCAAAAAATCTACCTGCGCCCCGGCACCAATCAACTGGTCATTCCGGCGCTCAACATCATTTCCTTCTTCACCGCCCACAACACGAACAGCGCCCCAAAGCGCCTGCGGGACAAGCGGGTTTACAAAAGCATTTGCAACGCCATCCTCAGCTTTTGCAGCATCCAGGGCACTGATGGCGATGTGGAAAACATCACGATCAGTCGCGATGGCAACCCTGTCACTGTCGGCACTTTTGGTGACCGCAAAGACGAACAAAGCGGCCTTTACCTTCACCGCGCTGTAGCACGACTCGACAAGGGCATCCCCAACCCCAAGGAGCGCCCTGTTCTTCCGCTGCCGTGGGCTGTCGAATTTGACATGACCATCTTTCCAAACAAGGAAATCAAGGAGCAGGAAATCAAAAACCTGCTGACCGAAGGCGGCATGGCCATCGGCCTTGGAACTTTCCGGGGTGTCTTTGGAAAGTTTGAGATTGAGCAGTGGGATTGACGCCGCCCGAACCACCAACCAGCCCGCCACCGTGCGGGCATTTAGAAGGAACCAACATGAGCAATACAAACACAGGTGGGCCAGCGTTTCCACTATCCACGGTAGACCCTTACGAGCGTAGCGTGACAACGTGTGACGGCATGACCCTGCGCGACTACTTTGCAGCCAAGGCGATGCAAACCCTGTTGAGCAGCGAATACACCAGTCAACACGGACTGCATGAGGGATGGATGGGTGCGCTTGCCCATGAGGCCTACATGGTGGCCGATGCCATGCTGAAAGCGAGGGATGCAAAATGATCCTCATTCAATGCGCCCAGGGCAGCGAAGAATGGCATGCCGCCCGTGCAGGCGTGATCACCGCCAGCATGTTCAAGGTGGCCCGCGAACGCCTCAAGTCCGGCCCGAACAAAGGCGACTTCACCCAAGCCGCCAAGAAGTACGCCTTCAAGCTGGCCATTGAGCGAATCAGCGGCAAACCACTGGACGAAGGTTTCGAGACATGGCAGATGAAGCGCGGCCACGAATTGGAGCCCATGGCCCGCGCCCGCCACGAAGAAGAGGCCGGGGTGATCGTGGAGACAGCCGGGTTTGTGACCACCGATGACGGATGTTTCGGTGCCAGCGCGGACGGACTGATCGACCGCGATGGTGGCAGTGAGTACAAGTGCCTGGTGTCGCCCGATAGCCTCATGCCGGTGCTGCTTGACGACGACATTGCCGAGTACATGGACCAGATTCAAGGGTGCATGTGGATCACCGGGCGCAAGTGGTGGCATTACGGCCTGTACTGCCCCGCCCTTGATCCCATCAATCTCGATATGTACTGGAAACACATTGCCCGCGACGACGACTACATCGAATCGCTGGAGCGCGACCTGATCGCCTTCCGCGCACTGGTCCTGCAATACGAATCGACGCTGCGCCGCAAAGGCAGCGCCGCCAACGCCGACATGCTGCACAAACCGGCATAACCCCACGCCATGTGGCTGGACTTTCAGCCGGGGACATAACTTTTTGGAGTTTGCAGAGATGAAAAAAAAGGAATTACACATCAGCGTTGAGACGCTGGCTCACAAATGGCCGGTGTTCGGCATTGGCTTCGTAAAAGACGAATTCTTTGTCTCGCTGTGGCTTGTGGATGTTCGAATTTGGCGGGATTTTGTTTGACGGGAATACTTAGGGTTTGTCCTAACAAAAGTGTGCAAAAAATTGCGCTATAATTTGACACATGGACGCGGCATTGGGCGGTGTCTAAAACGAAGGAAATTAACATGATGACAAACACAAAACACGTCCAAGCAGCAATCACAACAATCCGGGCCATGCCCGGACCGGCAGAGGGCCGCCTGAGGGTGGGCCTGAGGGTGGAAGGCAACAATGAATATTTGGGGCATTTTGCCCCCGACGAGGCAATTAAATTCGTCTTGGAAAACCCGAGGTTGGAACTCCGAGCCTCGGAGTTGTGGTATCTGGGGTCTTAATCCCCTGAATATCGGGGCTTGTTTTTGTCAGCGCAGACCCCCCTCTATGACTCGCGTGCGGGTCATAGGGAGCAAGTTTGCTCAAAATAGGAGAAATCATGATCTTAAACCTGACCCAACACCCAGCAACCCCTGAGCAAGTGGCCCAGGGGGTAGTAGACCTGCCCGCTGATTTGCGGGTTCAGTTAAGCCGTCTTTTGACGGTGGACGAACTCCCAAGCCGTGGGGAGATAGAAGAGCGCTGCGATGCGATTGCGGCACTGGTTTTCGAAACAGAAACCGAAACCGACAACGCGCCAGCCTCTGTGATGATCGGTGGTGCCCCCTGGATGATGGTTCACCTTGTCAAAGCCTTGCGTATTGCCGGGGTGGTTCAATGCTTGGCTGCTTTTTCAAAGCGCGAGTCGGTGGAGCGCATTGACCCCTCCACTGGGGCCGTCACAAAGACGGCAGTTTTTAGGCACGTTGGTTTTTTGGAGTGTGGCTTGTGAATGTGCGTATCTGGCCTGATCAACCCGCAGCCCTTCGGATCTGCAATTTCAAAAGGTACTTTATGAAAAACTACACTGCCCCCCGCAACTTTGCGGACTGCACCTGGGTGCAAGGCTACACAGGGCGCAAAGAGCCTTTGTGGCGCCGTGTCGGGGGTTATGCCCTGGCCTTTGGAATTGGGGCCGGTTTGGCCGCTTTGCTGGTTGCGTGGTGGTCAGCATGAGCACACAACACACACCGGGGCCGTGGAGCTTAGAGCCAGTGGAAGACCGATCAATCAAGCATCTCTGCCCAGTTGACAGCGAGCGCATGTCGCTTTTGACCATCGTTCATCAGGATGAGACGCCGTTTGCCGCTGTATACAAAGACGCAGATGCCCACCTGATCGCCGCAGCGCCTGATCTGCTGGAGGCGCTGAAGGTGGCGCGTCACATGATTGCTGAAGACGGCACGCCAATCGGCTGGTCGGTCAGTCGAATTGATGAAGTCATCGCCAAAGCAAAGGGGGCCGCATGATCTACGACCACGACACCGCAGCCGACGAGCTGGCCGATTTGCGCTCAGAGGCGCAATGGCAGCGCCAGCGTCATCGCAGACTGATGAGTCTGCCGGTTGGGCATCCTGACGAACCTGACAACGAAGATGAAGCAGGTGAAGAATGAAAACCTCTAAACCAGGCTCTCAAATGGGCACAAAGTCCCGGGCCATCCTCGAGTGCTTGCGGCAAAACGGAGGGAAAAACCGTTTTGACTTGGAAATTCTGCTGAACATGGGGCCGCTGATTAAAGCGCTCGACCGCTTGCGTCAAGTTGCCTACATTTGCAGGACGGCGCATGGCGGGAAAAATGTAGGAATCTACGACATTACCCGGCAAGGGCGCCAGGCGCTGGGCGAATCCTTGGAATTGCCAGCACCGCGAGAAATCCGGTTTTGCAACGCATCTATGACCGGGATTTATGTCCCAGCCATTCACAACACATCACGAATCGGGGTAGCACGAGCATGAACCGCATTTTGAAAACAATCCTTAAGCGCGTGGGCTTTGCCATGCTTTCATTTATCACGGTGGTGTCAGTCTGTGGGCTGATTGCCGCTGTTTTGCCGGGGGCTAAATGATGACCAAATGCGATCAATGCGGCGAACAAAACCCCGCCGACATTCACACTTGTACGCCCCTTGAAGACTGGGGACCGGGGCCGCATGAGGTACACAGCCTGCCTTCACAGCCAGCACCTGTGCCGCTGACAAGGCCAGCCATGACACACACAAAAGACGAAGTACTGCATCTTGCGAAGCGCACAGGTTTGATTGAGCGCCTGTACTACAAGGGTACAACAGCCGAAGACACCGATGCCATCTCGCGTTTTTATACCGAGACTCTCGCCCACGCAAAAGAGGCGTGTGTAAAAATCTGTGAGCAAATAGATGAGGAGGGCGAAGGCCCGGACCAGTGGAGTTGGCACGCCAAAGACTACGCAGCCGCCATCAAGCAAGCCATTTCAGCACCTACTGTGCAGGAGCCTGTGGCTGTGCCGAAAATTGAATGGGTTAACACATCGTCAGATTGGGTGGTGCATTATTTGCAAGCCAACTCAATTTTTAACGCAGAACAAATCGGTGAAATGATGGATTTTGCGGCGCTGGCAGCAAATAAGTTTTATGCCACCCCACCCGCAGCAGAACAGCCAGCACCTGTGCCGCTGACAAGGCCAGCCATGACACACACAAAAGACGAAGTACTGCATCTTGCGAAGCGCACAGGTTTGATTGAGCGCCTGTACTACAAGGGTACAACAGCCGAAGACACCGATGCCATCTCGCGTTTTTATACCGAGACTCTCGCCCACGCAAAAGAGGCGTGTGTAAAAATCTGTGAGCAAATAGATGAGGAGGGCGAAGGCCCGGACCAGTGGAGTTGGCACGCCAAAGACTACGCAGCCGCCATCAAGCAAGCCATTTCAGCACCTGTGCAGCCTGTGGCGCATTGCGAGGCAGGGCCAGAATTTTGCCAGCAATGCCACTTGGAAGATCGGTCTTTGGCTTTGGCTGCTGCTGTGCGGTACGTCCAAAACAACACGCCCAAATTGGTTGCTGACGAAATTTGCATGGCTCTAACTACCCCACCCGCAGCACAGCGTACATGGGTTGGGCTGACAAATGAAGACAAGCTGCACATTGAGTGCATGGGCGGCAAGTCGGATGTGATGCTGGCCGAGAAGGTCGAAGCTAAATTAAAGGAGCGAAACGTATGAAAAATATAACTGTATCGCGATCAGTTGTTGAGCAATGGCTTGAGGATTTGGAATACTCGGGTTCCGACAAAACCGTGGTCACAGCCATAAAGCAAGCCCTTGCAGCACCTGTGCAGCCTGTGCAGGAGCCGCACTGGTATTTCATCGATAAAACGGGCGTTGCGACTTTATGTACCGATGAAGACGATGCGAAGCAAGGCGCAAAGCAGGCTGAGAAAGCGTGGCCGCGCTTTGCCCCCTACCGGGCTGTGCAGCTTTGCGAGTACGCCGCCCACGGCATCACGAAAGGCCAGCCATGACCCAAGCTCCCGAGAAGATATACAACTGGCGCGACACCCAACTTAGCATCGCCAGGCATTACGGCGGAATGAAATTCAGGGGCGCAAGCTATCTGATCGACTACGCAGACCCGCTCCACCCGCTTGTGCGCCAAGACGTGATGGAGGCCGAAAAGAAAGCCGCCAAGGCCGCGAAAGCAGCGAAGGCAAAGCAGGTTGACACAACGCAAGAGATGTTTCAGGCATGAACAAGATCGAATTTGGAGACTGCCGAGACACGATGCGGCGATGGGCCAGCGAAGGCGTGAAGGCTCAGATGTGTGTGACCAGCCCTCCGTACTTTGGCTTGCGTGATTACGGGCATGAAGGGCAAATTGGTTTGGAGCAAACGCCCGAAGAATACATTGCCGCGATGGTTGAGGTGTTCCGATGCGTGAAGGATGTGCTGGCTGACGATGGGACGCTTTGGCTGAACATTGGGGATAGCTACGCAAGCGGAGGGCGCAAGACACGTGACCCTGGACAATCCAAACTGCACCCGGCATTCACGGGCGAAGCTAATGCAACCACAAGTTTTAGACCCGATGATGGCGAAGGCGTGAAGCCAAAAGACCTGATCGGCATCCCTTGGATGTTGGCCTTCGCCCTTCGCGCCGACGGCTGGTATTTGCGCCAAGACATCATTTGGCACAAGCCTAACCCCATGCCGGAGTCGGTGCGCGACCGCTGCACCAAGGCGCATGAATACATCTTTCTGCTGTCGAAGTCGGAGCGGTACTACTACGACGCCGAGGCCATCGCGCAGCCGCTGGCTGAAACCAGCAAGGCGCGACTGGCGCAGCCTAACCTTGCCAACCAGCGCGGCAGCGACCGCGTGCCGGGTAAAACGAACGGCAGCATGAAGGCTGTGGGGCCGCGCTTTGGGGGCAACAAGTACGGCGATGACGACCGAGAGGAAAGCCGCACCAAGTCGGGTAACGAGTGGAGGGGCGAAAGCGGCAAGGCGAACCGCCGAAGCGTCTGGACAGTCGCAACCCGCCCATACAAGGGCGCACACTTCGCCACCTTTCCGCCTGCGCTGATTGAGCCTTGTATCTTGGCTGGATCAATGCCGGCCGGCGCATACGAGCCCGATGACCTAATCTTGTCACCAACAGGAGATGGTGAGCGCGAGGCCGATCCAAGTATGGAAGTGGGTCGCGCCGGATGGAGTCGCCCAAGACGCGATGCCGAAGGCGTCAGGCCCATGAGCCGTGCAGAGCAAGCCGCATACGCTGAACAGCTCCGCAACTCGCAGCACAAAGAAGCCATGATGCAAGAGTCTGGAGGTGAATCTACATTCGCCCACTACATGCGAACAGACCGCAATGGCGCACGGGCAATACCACCGGCCATGTTCGACCGATGGGTTGACCTTGGCTGGCTGAATCAAGTCAGCATCCCGCCAGCATTGGCCGCGCCGCACCGGAGCATCGTGCTTGACCCGTTCATGGGCAGTGGCACCACCGCCGCCGTGTCTTTGCAACATGGCCGCAAGTACTTGGGGTGCGAACTGAACCCGGAATACGGTCCGCTGCAAAATGAGCGCATTGATGCCGAACGCAACCTGTTTTGCACGCCATGAAATGCGCCCGGTGCCACCGATCAATCAAAGGAGCCACATCCTGGCTGATGGGCCATCCCTTCGGCCCCGTGTGCGCCAAGCTGATGGGCGTGGCACCTGAGCGAAAGACCGCATCAAAGACTGTGCGGGATGAAAAGACACAAGACCTTTTTCAACAAGATCAACCGACTGACACTAAACAGGAAGCCCAATGGATCGAGTCAAAGTCGAACTCCTGAACCCTCAGCAGGCCCGGGCCGTGATGACCGAAACCGTGCTGCCAGCTATTAAGGCGCACCTGATGGCGGGGACTCAGCTTGTGCTTGAAGTCCGAGGTATGACCCGCACGCAAAGCATGAACGCAAAAATTCACGCAATTTGCGGCGAAGTCGCAAGCCAAGCCAAGCATTTGGGTGCGCGATGGGATACAGATAGCTGGAAACGGTTTTTGGTCGATGCATGGGCGCATGAAACTAATCGGAACACCGCAAAAATTGCACCAAGTTTGGATGGCGAACGCATTGTTCAGCTTGGAATGCAAACCCGAGATTTCACCAAAGAAGAAGGTGGCGAGTTTTTAGACTGGTTGCAGGCTTGGTGTGCAACAAATGGCATTTCAGTAAGCCACAAAGCGGGTTAAAATTCAGGCAATGGCTACCTTTAGCGGGGGAAAAGACGATTCGTTACCGTCCTGCCATTGCTCATTCTGTAACGACCCCACCAATAACGAGGTGCGACATGACAAAAATCCAAGAAATATGGAAAGACATTGAAGGCCATCCCGGCTACCAAGTAAGTAATCTGGGATCGGTCAGAAATACAGGAGGCCAATTAGCTCGCCTGAAAAACGGCTTTCGGGTTTGCAAACCCAAAACACTCAAGCCATGGGTTACTCACGGTTATTTAATTGTCATGATGCCCGGACAAAAAAAAACATCGGTCCACCGGCTTGTCGCAAAGGCATTTTGCGATGGTTACTTTGATGGAGCACAGGTAAACCATAAAAACGGTGTTCGATCGGATCCGCGAGCTGAAAATTTGGAATGGGTAAACCAATCGCAAAACATTCGACATTCGTTTGATGTTTTAAAAAGGCCGCCAAGCTGGAATTGCTTTTTGACAGGGGCGGAAAGCAACGCGGCAAAGCCAATTATTGCAATCAACCCATCGGGCCAAGCTTTTCAATATGCTTCTGCGGTGGATGCGGCACGCGAACACGGCTTTACACGCCCCGGCATTTCCGCTGTTTTGGCTGGGACTCAAAAAACACATCGCGGGTGGAGCTTCAGGTTTCAGGGGATTGCCAAATGAAAACGCTTGACGAGATTCACGGGCGCTGTGTTCCTGATTCGATCACCGGGTGCAAAGTCTGGCGGGGGCACTGCGACAAATACGGGCCGCGCATTTATGCACCCGACCTGAGTGATGGCGGCGCAATGAAAGTTCAATATGGCCGACGGGCGGTGTATCAGTTGGCCACGGGGCAAGCCCTGGCGTCTGGCTGGCGAGTGTTCGGAACATGCGGCAATGCGGCCTGTTTAGAGTTTGGGCATATGCAAGCCTGTACGCCTGCTGAAAGGGGCCTAGAGGTGGCTGAAATCGGGTCGCAAAAGGGAAAAATGACACGTATTGTTGCCAATCGTTTGATCGGTCAACGTCGGTCAAAGTTGACGCCTGATCTCATTGCTGAGATATCGGCCAGCACCGAAACGGGTTTGGCGCTGGCGGCACGCCTGGGCCTTGGACGAACCACAATCAGCAAAGTCCGCAAGGGGCAAGCCTTGTCATTCATGCCCGTGGGCGGGCTTTTTTCGGGATTGATGCGATGAAACATGAACACCAAACAACATTTGAGCGCACGGTCAAAAAATTGATCAAAGGCCAGCCAAAGGGAAAGCCAATCGGTCGGCTAATAAATGGGCATTTTCATGTGGGGAAAATGAGCCTGCACAGGACAAAGCAAAGCCGCGCCTTGCAGCTTTTTTGGCGCATCAAATATCGAAAGTCTGGCGGAGTCAATGCGTAAATGCAAGCACTGCAAGACCCCATTCACGCCCACCCGGCCACTGCAAAACTGGTGCAGCATTGACTGCGCCGTGACGCTGGGCCAGCAGGCCATCGCCAAGAAGAAGGCCAAGGACCAGGCCGAAGACCGGAAGGCCACCCGCGAGAAGCTGGACGCCATGAGGACAAAACCCCAGCTTGTGAAGCTGGCACAGACGGCATTCAACGCATTCATTCGTGCCCGGGATGCTGGGAAACTTTGCATATCGTGCGATAAGCCGCAAAGCGCCGATTCAAATCAAACTGACGCCTCTCATTACCGTAGTGTCGGAAGTGCGCCCCACATGCGATTTGTCGAGGAAAACTGCCATTCGAGTTGCAAACACTGCAACCAGTTTCTCGGTGGAAACCACGTCGAGTACAGGCCGCGCCTGATTGCCCGCATTGGCCTCGCCGCTGTGGAGCGCATCGAGGCTGACAACACCACCCGCAAGTACACAAAAGAGGGCCTGATCGAACTGGCCCGACACTACAACGCCGAGGCCCGCAAGCTGAAAAATAAGGGGTAGGGTTTCCCCTAGTAAAAAAACCTTGAGGCGTGCAAAAAATTGCACTACAATCTACCCATGGCAGGCAACAACGCAGGGCGCAACAAAGGGGAAAAATCATGGCAAAACAAAACTACATCATCACCGAGTCACTGAATGGCGAAGAAAAACAATTGGGCTCTGCATCTTTGGAAAACATCGAGCAAGCAAAGGGATTCGCGGAAGCTCTGCGAGGGTTTTTGTTGAGCGAGATCAAGGTGAAAAATGAGGACGGGGATGTCCTTGCGTCGAAAGTGTTTGAGTGGGCCTAAGAACTCCAGCCACTGCCCCAGCACATTGGGGCAGTACCGGGAATTTTTAACCAAAGGGAGAGAGAAAATGAAGACCTGCTATTTCAAAGGCGACTTGGCAAAGTACACCGGGCGCTCAGTCGTGCTGCACGGTGGCCTGTTCTATGAGATCGAGTTGATTGAGGGGCATCGGAAGGGTGAGCGTGTTGTGACGCAACGCGCCCCCGTTTAAGGCGGACAACACCAAACAAACCAGCCCACTTCGGTGGGCTTTTTTGCGTTACGCGACAAGGACTTAGGGTAATTTCACCCCGCAAAAAACCCCGCAAAAACCCGCAAGTGCTTAAAAAACAGGCAATTCGGGATAAACTGCGGGCTTATGAGCAAACTAACACCCCGGCAATGGATCAACATCGAGCGTGCAGTTCTGCGGGACAAAGAGCCCATGCGCCAGGTGGCAAAGCGCTACAAAGTGGATGAATCCGTTATCCGCAAGAGACTGGAAAAAGCCCGCACCGAGCAGGTGGAAGAAGTCGCCATCCAAGTGGCCACAGCAGAGAAAAGCCTGAAAGCCCTCAAGCCCATTGAGCGAGTCCGGGCCAGAAGCCTCGCTGAAATGCTCACAGAGATGAGCCACACCATGAGCGAAGTGGCCGAAATGGACATGCGCAACGCCCTGGCGCTCACGCGCATGAAGGCCGACAGGGTTGCAGTCTTGGAACCCGGCAACGCCGACCAGCTCAGAGAGGTCGTGCTTTTGAGCGAAGCCGCAAACAAATCTGCAAAGCTGGGCGTGGATTTGATGACCATCGGCAAACAATCCCTTGTTGACGCAGACAAGGACAAAGCCAAGGACCGAGAGGTCATGGCCATGGCCCCGATCAACATCCCAAGCTTCCAAAAATCATGAGCGATAAAGTGAAGCCGCTGTTTGAGTTGGCACCGAAGCAGGGGACATTCATCGGTGATGGCTCAGATGAAATCCTCTTCGGTGGTGGTGTTGGCTGCGGAAAAACGCTGGCTTTGGCTGTCAAGGCATTGGGCCTGAACAACATTGGCATCGCGCATCCCGAATACCGTGGCCTACTGATTCGCAAGAGCTTTGAGGACTTGGACACGGTTTTGAAGTTCCAAAGCCGCATATACAGGGAGACTAGCCGACCGCAAGCCGAGTGGAAAGCGCAGGCGAAAGAATGGGTGTGGCCCAATGGTGCGACCGTGGCCATGGGCTACCTGTCCACAAAGTCGGACCTTGATCGCTACACGGGCAACGAGTACTCATTCATCGGCGTGGAGGAGCTGGCCGACACAATCCCACAGCTTGATTGGTGGCAGTTGCTTGTGTCGCGCACACGCTCAGACATTCCCGGCTTGCACCCTCAGACCGTGGCGACGACGAATCCCAAGGGCAAAGGCTTTGCATGGATTCAGGCGCATTGGGCTGTCTCGCCTGATGGGTCGTCAACATTTCAGGAGATTTGGACGGACAGGCTGGAGATTGGCGGCATCGTCATTGAGCCAAGGCGCACGACCAGGCGCTACATCCAGGCGCTGATTACTGACAATACGCTCTGGCCGATTGAGCAAAAAGCGGCATACATGGCCAAGGTCGCGCTCATGAGTGAGTCTGACCGAAACGCCTTGCTGATGGGCCGATGGGACTACGCCGCCGCCGATGACCTACTCATTCACCCCGCACTGGTGGCCAAGGCCTACGACCAGATCCTCATCCCAGAGCGCCTGAAAGTCGGCCGGCGGATCATTGGTTGCGACCCCGCGCACCAGGGCAAGGACACGACTGTCCTGATTCACCGCAAGCTGCAGACAGCTTTCAGACTTCAACGGTGGGCACGCTTGGATTCCATGCAACTGGTCCACAAGCTGAAGATGGAGATCGACCGGGCCTCAGACGAGGACGGCGTACCCCCATTGGTGAATCTCGACTATGCCCACGGCACCGGCCCCATTGAGCGACTGCGCGAGCTTGGCTACCAAGCAAACCTCATCCACTTCAACGGCAAGCCCCACGACCCTATCAAATACAGGAACAAGCGGGCCGAGATGTATGGCGAGATGGCCGAGGCCATGGCAGAAGCCGATCACTACCGCATACCGCCAGACGCAGCATTGAAAGCCCAGCTCTCAGCAATCATGATCGAGCGCGACAGTGACGGGCGATTGAAGCTGGCCGCGAAGGACGAAATCAAGAAAGCAGTAGGCCGAAGCCCTGACGAAGCCGACGCTTTGGCCCTGACTTACGCTTGGCCGTATGTGCCCACGGTCGCGCAGATGACAGGCAATACTGGCGGGCATGTAGTCGAACGCTGGTGAAGTATCGGGATTGGCGGCCCTGATCTGCCTAATTTTTAAGCAAAGTTTGCAAGTGTGCAGTCACTTCGCTTAAAATTTAAGCAATATGCAGAGTGATGCCACCCTTTCCAAAATTGCCAACACGGCCAGGACTCGCTTTACAACAGCGAGGATGTACCGGTCGTCGCTGCAATTTGCGGGGGCGAGCCTTGCCACCTGGTTTGCTCGGACCTACCGGATGTACAACGGCATTCACGAGCCGAGCGAGGTGGAGAAAGAACTCAAACGCTCAGGCACGAATCTCTGCACCGTGGGCTATTACCCGGTCGGCCGCATCAAAGTGGACAGCGCGGCCAGCTACCTGAGCGGCAAATACCAGCACGCGATCAGCGCCCCGTTTGTCTTGGAGCCCAGCAAAGACCCCCAGCTGAACGAGCAGCAGAAAGACATGGTGCGTGACAGCATCGGCCAGCAGCTACTCGCTCAGATGCAGGCGGCCGGGTTGACCGAGGATGACGTTTTCGACCCCAGGACCAAGAAGTTCCGCGACCGGAGCGTTGAGGTGTGGGTCAAGGAACAGACCGACGCCATGCGCGTGACCGTGCGTGAACGGTCGATCGAGATTGCGAAGAAGGCCGCCGACTATCACCATGGCTACATGGAAGACCAGCTGATTGTTGGAGGCTGGGGGACAGCAGCAGCAGTGATGATGCGCAACCTGGTGGCTGAGCCTTACACAGCAGTGGCCGCCCGCGAGGTCAAGGCGATCAGGACCCAGCAGTGGAAGGGCAACAAGCCCACGAGCATCCTCAAAGACTGCCCGACATTCCGGGCTTTGGACCCGCGCAATCTGTACCTGGCCCCCGACTCCACATCTGCACAAGACGGTTCCGGTGTGTCTGAGCTGCGCCGATACACACGCGAATCGCTGCTGATGATGTACCGCACGGAGGACGATGACAGTCTTGTCAAGGAAAACATACTGTCGTGCATGACGGACATGCGAACACAAGCCACGTCAATGGACTGGCTGGACTTGCAGGGCGAGGCCGGGCCGATGGATGCGAGTAGTGCATTTGGCATCATCCATCAAGGGCTTTTCAGCTATCAAGAGCTGTCCGACTGCGGCGTGACAGGGCTCGAAAAGGGCGAGTGGTATAACGCGAATGTTGAGGTATTCCTTAACAAAGTGCTGCGCTTTGAAGTGCTGCCGCTGGAAAACAATGCGCGTACGTACTACACCGCGCAACACATGCGGAACAACGGCACATACGCAGGTGATAGCGTACTCACGAAGCTGTACGACCTGCAGCGTGAGATCAACATGACGCTTTTCATGCGTCAGCGCAATGCGTATTACGCCTCTGGCAAGTCCACTGTGGTTAACGGCTCGGCACTGCAAAAGCCGGGTGACTTCTCGCTGATGCCGTTTTCACGCAACTTCGCAAACCCGCTGAACCAGCAAGGCCAGACCTGGATCGCACAGCAGGTTGGCACAGACCCGCTTTTTGGTCAGTACAACCAGCACATGCGGGAGATGATGATTGAGGCTGACGAGATCGCCGGAGTGCCATCGCTTTTCCAAGGCACAAGCCGGGGCGGTGTCGGCCGCACGACATTGGGCGGCGCGGTGCTCGAGCAGACAAACGGCGAACGGATGATGGACAACTCGATCATCAATCTGGACACAACCCTGATTGAGCCAATGGTTGAGCACTTGCACATAGACAACCTCTTGTTTGAGGATATCCCCCGCGAGTACAAGACTGGCGACATTGTTGTGCAGGGCAAAGGAATCTTCGGCCTCAAGGAGATTGAGCTCAAACAACGCCTGCTTCAAGAGTCACTGCCAATGCTCATGCAAACGACCCAGGCAGGCATCACCCCGCCCGACATGCTCAGTGACAGCCTGCGCAGTTACTACAACGGCAAGGGCGTGGAAACCTCAAGCTGGCAGTCAAGCCAATCACAGAACGAGTTTGCTTCGGCAGGCTTGAATGCGCCTCAAACAAATGACGGCCGCACATACAACCCACAACAGTCAATGGTAGGAGTCACCTGATGAATCTGGACGGCAATCAACTGGCGATAGGTGACGCCCTGCATCACCTGCAATTCGGCCCCGGCGAAGTGATCGCTGTGGCCCCGACAAATATCCAAGTGGACTTTGGCGGCATGGAAATCACACTGAGCCCAGGCAGCCTGGAGCGTCACGGCATCAAGATGGTCGGCCGTGGTGCGCCTCTTGTCGTGTGGCCCGAGCGCGGTGAAGACGTGGCCCGACTGGCGGCACTGGTGCAGGAGGCACGCAAGCTATGAGCGATACAAACTGCACCACCGGGCAAGACCTCAAGAGTTTGCGCGGCAAGATGCCGACTGAGCCACTGATTGTCGAGGGGCTGTGCGTCGAGACTGAGTGCGGTGTCGTACTCACTTGCGTCACAAAGACCACGACCTACGAGCCAAAGGGCAAACTTTCGTACACCTCCGAGACGGTCTACACAGACAAAGACGGCGCAGTGATCGAGGGCAAAGAGGTGGCCTGCCCGATCAAGGTTGAGATCATTGAGCCGCCAGTCGTGCCTCCCGAGCCCATCACGCTAGACGGCCAGGACTGCGAAGGCGCGGCAAACCCCGCTACTGGCCTGCCCGGTGAAATCATCCAAGTAGTGCAAGCCCCTGGCCAGGTCATGACCGTTCGCATTTGCGAAGGTGACAAGGACTTTGAGCTGTCCTGCGGCATCGACCCACTGACAGAACACCAGATCCAGACGGCGTACAAAATCGTCGCTGGCGAGTTCGTCCTGATCAAGCGCTGGGACACCGTCACCGGCTTGGAGTGGACTGGCGACCCTGCAACTCTTGAAGGTTGCGGCGGCAAGTCTCTGGAATCCGAGAAAGAGCTGTTCTGCGACAACGGCGTGGAATTCCTGCGCTGGTTCACCATTGAAGCGGGTGTCCCCACCGGCCAGTACGTTGACACCGACTTCACTGGTGCCTTGTACACCGTCACCGACGAAGCCAATGTCAAGCGCGGCGCGTGCGTGCCTGCAGTTGTGTGCGAGCCGACGATTTCCAGCGCACCTGCAAGCACTCTTGCTGGCCTGCTGACTGGTACATCGATCAGCATCCAAAAGGGCAATTGCTGCAGCTTGAAGGTCAACACCTCGGCGGGATCTTTCATCGTGTCCAAGGATGTGACCGGGTACAGCACCAGCAACTTCAATTGCCCGGTGACTGTGACCAGTGTGGAAATTCTCTCGGGAAGCTGCAACCTGGCCGACGTGATCGTCACAACTCAGTTCTCGGGATAAGCAAAACAGGGGACCGGATGGCGTCACGGCGTCCGGGACCCTGATCAATTCACCGTGGCATGTGAAAGCAAACCATGCAATATATCTTCGGCGGTGCTGCCGCAGCCTCTTGTTCCACAGCCCCCAAGGCCGTGGCCCCTGTCATCACTGACGAAACCCTGACCATTGCACCTGGCGCTGGCATCACTGCCGCTAACGTGTTTGCTGGCGTTGCTGGCGATCCAGCACCCTACGGCGGCTTCATCAACAAGATGCTGTCTTGCGATGCCGTGAAATTGGTTGTGTCCTACCTGGATGGCGACGACTGCGACCCCTGCACTGTGGACACCTTGGCCTTGGTCGAAGAAGAAATCACCATTCCTGCTGGGGCTTCTGGCGTGGCCTTGCCTGCTGGCTACATTGCCAAGATCACTGCACAAGTGGTGACCTCTGCTGGCGTGGCAGCAAACAGCACCTTGGGCGGTGACGTTCAGTTCACCTCCAGCCGTGCTGGTGCCTGCGGCGCTGATGTAGTGATCCCCGCAAGTACTCCCGCTAACGTTGCTCCAAGTTATGGCTACCCTGCGACGCTTGTTGTTACTACGAACGATATGTCTGGGTTCGGCTCGGTTACAGGGTTTTACTCAGGTTCCAACAGCGACATTAGTGCGCAAGTCAACACCACATGGAACATCACACCGCGAATGAATACATTTGGAGTGCCAGCCGGTGTTTTCAGTGTCTCATCCGGCACCCTGCCCGCAGGCTTATCGCTCAACACGGCAACCGGCGACATTACGGGAACTCTTTCCCCATCGGCGGTGTATTCAAACTTCAGAATACGCTGCGAGAACTCCGTTGGCTGGGCCGAAACAGAATTTTACGTAACTGTTGTTTGATGGTAGGTAATTGCTAAACAAGCCTGAACCCTCGCGTGCGGGGGTTTGGAGTTGTACTGACAAACCGAGGAAATATCATGGAATTCAAAAGCAACGTAAACGCTGACTGCTGCACACCCACAGGCAAGTACGAGTTATGTGGCTGTGCGAACGGAGTGCCGTACATGCAACTCACAGTTGTCGGCGGCGGAACAGTGCAAACCGCATGGCTCAACACCGAAACTGGTGACACCTTCACGACCAAGCCCGTTGGTTTCGTGACTGGCACTTGCCAAGATGCGGCCCTGGCCGACGTGCTCAAGTTCAGCGCAACGGCCCCCACGGCCTCAGCCCCGTTCGCGGCTCCCAAGGACGGCGACACCACCATCGTGACCTCTGACGGCACCGAAGCCGGTGACGTGGTGGGGCTGTTCCTGTATGACGCAGAAACCAGCACCTGGAAAGAGATTCCAGTCAAGACGGACATCCTGTGGACTGACGTGGCCACGGCCCCTGCTGCTACTGGAAACCCAGTTGGCCCCCGCTTTGAGATCACCACTGAGGGTGCCAAGTACTTCATCGACTCTGACGGCCGCGCTGAAAAGCTGGACACCAAGATCGACGTCAACCTGACGCCCATCGACTACATACCTGCGCCCACCGGAAACGCTGACAACCGCGGCGAAATCGTGGTCGACCCTGCTGGCGGCGTGTGGGTGATTGACGAAGAAGGCGATGCGATTCAACTGTCCCTCCCGACATTCAAAGAACTGAACCGCTTCTACGTGGACCCCAACGGCAACGACTCCAACACAGGTGCCAACGAAGCCCCCAAGCTGACCGCACAAGCTGCTGTTGACGCACTGACAGCAAACGACACTGCTGTTCTGAACGAAGGTACTTACGCTGCTGTGACCATGAGTGTGCAGAACACGGCCTTGGCTGGCGCATCTAGCACCTACGGCTCACTGTCCCAGATTGCCGCCGTGACTGTGGCAACTGCCTCGGGCACAAGCAACAAGATCAGCGACCTGACCGTCACCGGCAACTTGGCACGAACCGGAAATGCTCCGCTGTATGTCAACAACACCACGGTCGGCGGCAACGTGACACTGGCTGGCACGGCCTACACCGAGATTCGTGATAGCTCCATCCAAGACGGCGGCATTGCGGTTTCGGGTGCGGCAACAGTGCTGATCGAAGACTCCAAGATTGGTACATCAACATTCAGCACAGCCGGTTCTGCGATTGCCATGCGCAACACCACCATTGACGCAACAGACACGGTGACATACGGCCCCGGCGTTGTGTATTCGCTGCAAGATGCAGTGGGT